GGTTAAAATTGGGGCGGGCGATATCCGCTAAAGATAGACTGTCTAATTTTCAAACCGCCTCCCCATATAGGGATTACAAAGTTGAGTTTGCAGTAGATGTGCCAGATGCTCAGGCATCGGAGGTCTTGATTCAAAATCTTTTACGTAAAAAATGTACAAAGAAAAACGAATGGTTTAATATAGAAATTACTAACGCAATTGAAGTCATTGAAGAGGCAGTCCATTATGAGTAAAACACTAGATACATTGATAGAAGATATATACGCCAAACTAGAACCTTTAACTCAGGGAGAGCCTTTAGATATTTCAGATGCAGACATTGAGATATTCGGTGAGGCTATGAAACAAGCTTTCATTGGCTGGGCTAGGCCATCTAAAAGAGATTCAAACTTTTCATTACGGATGTCCAATGTTGGTAGACCTCTGAGACAGATGTGGTACGATTCTAAAGCTGTTGAAAAAGACAGGAACATGACCCCTAGTCTTATGATTAAGTTCCTGTACGGGCATCTACTGGAAGAGGTGGTGCTGATGCTGGTGCGGTTGGCTGGGCATGAAGTAACTGATGAGCAGCAGGAAGTAACTGTGGAAGGTATTACTGGTCATATGGATTGTAAGATTGACGGTGAAGTAGTAGATGTTAAGACGGCATCCTCCTTTGCCTACAGTAAATTTAAATATGGTACTCTTGCTGAGAATGATCCCTTCGGCTACCTAAGCCAGTTAGCTGGATATGAAGCAGCATCAGGTACAAACGGTGGAGGCTTTCTAGTTATCAATAAAGAAAGTGGTGAGCTTTGTATGTTCATACCTGAAGATTTAGATAAGCCTAATATTAAAGATAGGATTGTAACAATTAAAAAGCTATTAGATTCTGATCAGCCCCCACTGAGATGCTACCCTACAGAAGCTGAAGGAGCTAAGGGAAATGAGAAGATAGCTAAGAACTGTGCCTACTGTACCCACAAGCACGACTGCTTCGCAGATAGTAATGATGGCGAAGGGCTTCGGACTTTTAAATATGCGAAAGGTTTAACTTACTTAACTAAAGTAGTTCAAGCCCCTAACGTAGAGGAAGTATTATGAATGGGCGTAGAGCTAAAAGGCTTAGGGTTGCAGCTAAAGTCATGCTTGTAGGGTGGCTGCGGGAGCAGCTATCTAAAGAAGATCGACATACCGTAACGGTGGATAACATCTTATCTAAGCTGTCTAACCAGACGCACTTCTTTATAGAAGGACGTATGACTTTGTCCCCCTACTCTTACAAGTGGGCTGCGAAACAATTAAAAAAAGCATATCTTGCTGATGGAAAATGACACTGATATCTTAATAGATTTTATAGTAGAATTAGGATTACATTTAATAGAATTCCCTGACGAGTTTGTAAGTTCTGATGTATTAGAATTTCTACATCATCTTGTGGAAACAGAACTGAGCTACAGGGCAGAGGTAGTAATACATTGAAACCTAAAATACGGAAAGGATTTCGTAAACAGCGGGTCAAAAGACCTATACAGAAAAACGTACCAGCTAACTATGATTCAATATGGGAATCGACATTACATACTGGGCTGTTGAAAGAATGGAAACATCATAGTGAAACTTTAGATTATGTAATTAAACATAAGTATCATCCCGACTTTATTAAAAAGATTGGACGTACTGTTTATTTAATTGAAGCTAAGGGTAGGTTCTGGGATTACGCAGAATACAGTAAATACATATGGATTAATAAAGCTTTGCCACGCAACTATGAACTGGTGTTCTTATTTGCAAACGCAGCAGCCCCTATGCCACAGGCTAAACGTAGGAAAGATGGTACTAAAAGAAGCCACGCTGAGTGGGCAGAAGCAAACGGATTCGTTTGGTATAGTGAAGATACACTTCCTGATGAATGGGTAGACTTAGAGTTCCGTGAAAGTGACGGGTTTAAAAATGAATTTTTTGATGGGGGTAAGGAGGTAGAATAATGTCTATTGATAATGCGACACCAGAAGAATGGTATGAAGTTGGTAAAAAGTTACGTGAAGAATCAAGGCTTGATGTCGTTAATTCTCCCGCACATTACAATCAAGGCGGGGTAGAATGCATTGAGGCCATTGAAGCAATGTTGAATCCAGAGGAATTTATAGGCTACTGCCGGGGCAACAGCATGAAGTATCGCTGGAGATTTAGAGCCAAGAATGGGGTTGAAGACCTGCGTAAAGCAGAGTGGTACGAGAAGCGTATGCTATCTACAATTATAGAAAAAGGAATTAGGTAATGAGCAACGACAAACTAGGAGTGCAAGAATATCTAGGGCTTAAAATTGATTACGATAAAGAATCAGCACTGGATGTTTTCGCAGTCGAAACATTAAAAGATAGATATTTCTGGGAGGGAGAGACACATGCTCAAGAAGCTTTTGCAAGGGCTGCTGTATACGGGTCAACTTATAAAGGGGTTACTGACTTCAATCTTGCACAGCGACTTTATACCTATGCTAGTAACATGTGGTTTATGTTTAGCACTCCTATCCTTAGTAACGGGGGAACTAGCCGTGGCCTACCTATCAGCTGCTTTCTTAATTATGTTCCTGATTCCCGGCACGGTTTATCTTCTCATTATGATGAGAATATATGGCTGGCAAGCGCAGGTGGAGGGATCGGTGGTTATTGGGGCGATGTTAGGAGTAATGGTGTGGACACTGCTAACGGTAGTAAGTCTACTGGTTCTATCCCATTCATGCATGTAGTAGATAGCCAGATGTTAGCCTTCAACCAAGGCGTAACTAGGCGTGGTAGTTACGCAGCTTATATGGATATTAACCATCCCGAGATAGAAGAGTTTATTGCCATGCGTAAAACTACTGGCGGGGATATAAATCGAAAGTGTTTAAACCTACACAACGGTGTCAACATCACTAATGAATTTCTAGATGCTGTACAAAATGACAGCGAGTGGAGATTGATAGACCCCAAAAGTAACACCGCAGTTAAAATTGTCTCGGCTAGAGACCTGTGGTTTCAGATTATAAACACCCGCGCTGAGACAGGAGAGCCTTACATAGTTAACTTAGATACTTGTAATGCTGCTCTACCTGCTCCCCAGAAAGAGATGGGACTTACTATTAATCAGAGTAACCTATGCTCGGAGATAACTCTCGCAACTAATGAGGAACGTACAGCTGTGTGCTGCTTGTCTAGTGTTAACTTAGAACACTATGATGAGTGGAGCAAGGAAGAATTGTTTATCTCTGATTTAATTACAATGCTTGATAATATTCTAGAACATTTTATATCTGCTGCTGTAGATACTTCCCACTTGGGTGGCTACACAGCTAACTATAAACGATTTAAAAGTTATGTTCGTGAAGGTATGGAGGGGTTTACGAAAGCTGCATACTCAGCCTACCGCGAGAGATCAATTGGCTTGGGTGCTATGGGTTTCCATAGTTACTTACAATCTCATGATATTGCTTTTGAAAGTATGTACGCTACCGCATTCAACCACAGGGCATTTAATTATATTAAATCTAATGCAGAAGAAGCTACGAAAGTATTAGCTAACGAGCGTGGGGAAGCCCCTGATATAAACGGTACGGGTAAACGCAACGCACACCTGCTTGCTGTTGCTCCTAATGCCTCTAGTTCTATTATCTGTGGCGGTACAAGCCCTTCAATAGAACCTCTACGTGCTAATGTATTCACGCATAAGACGTTGTCTGGAAGCTTTAGAGTACGTAATAAGTATCTAAGTAAACTCATATGCAAACTCTTCCCGAAAGATAAGAAGCAGCAGGAGCAGGTTTGGAGGGAGATAACAGATGCTGGAGGCTCAATACAAAGCTTAGATGTCTTTACAGAAGAGCAGAAAGAAATCTTTAAAACTGCTCCCGAATTGAATCAGATTTGGATTATAGAACATGCACACCAACGGCAGGACTATATTTGTCAGAGTCAAAGTGTTAATCTATTCTTTGTGCCACCTAAAGCTACAGAAGATCAGGAAGTACATAATGAATACTTACAGTACGTGAATGATGTACACTGGGCTGGAGCTAAGAAGTTAAAGTCGCTCTACTACCTGCGTTCAGATGCTGCTCGTGCTGTTGAAAATGTGAACATTAAAATCCCACGTATAGATTTAGGAACTTGTTTAAGCTGCGAAGGTTAAATTATGAGTGACTCAGATTGTAAATGCGATCCAGAATCTTGGGGGTATGTAGACCCTCAAGATATTTGTAAAGAGCCAGAGTTTGAGGACTTACATGGTACTTGTTTTAAGTGCTATCATGGACGACAATGCCACAAAGAATACTGGGAAACATTTGGTTCTTTGTACTACGAGGAAAAAGACAATGGGTAAAGGCAGTGTGCGTAGACCATTAGCTGTCACACCCACTCAGTTTAATAGTAACTGGGATAGAATATTTCAAAACAAAAGGAATCAAAATGGAACAAATAGTAAACCTAGTAAGCCAGTGGAGTCGGGAAAAAAAGATAGTAAGTAACTCTACGCCAACAGTTCAGCTAGGTAAGTTAGTATCTGAGATGGGTGAGCTGGCTGATAATATAATTAAAGGTCGCTCCGTAAAAGATGATATAGGTGATTGTATTGTTGTTCTAAATACAATAGCCTTGATGAACAACACAACATTAGAAGAATGTCTAGCTGTAGCTTATGACGATATTAAAGATCGTAAAGGTTACATGAATGAGCTAGGGGTATTTATAAAAGAAGGAGATAACAAATGAGCTTACTTAGTACTAGAGATTACTACAAACCTTTCGACTATCCGTGGATGTTTGATTACTACTCACAGCAGAACCAGATGCATTGGTTCCCTGAAGATGTCCCCTTGCATAATGATGTTAAAGATTGGCAAGACATGAATTCTGAAGAAAAGAATCTACTAACTCAAATATTTAGATTATTTACTCAGTCAGATGTAGATGTAGGCAGTGGTTATGTGGATCGTTACATGCGTATTTTTAAGAAGCCTGAAGCTCGGATGATGATGGGTTCTTTTGCTAACATGGAATCTATTCATCAGCATGCATACAGCCTGCTGCTTGATACTGTCGGCATGCCTGAAGCAGAGTACAGGGCTTTCTCTGAGTATGAAGAGATGGCAGAAAAACATGAGTATGTAAGTAGCTTAAAGATATCTACAAAAGACAAGAAGTCTATCGCTAAAAACCTAGCAGTTTACAGTGCCTTTACTGAAGGCTTGCAGTTGTTTAGCAGCTTTGTAATCCTGCTTAACTTCCCCCGCTTTGGGCGTATGAAAGGTATGGGGCAGATTGTCAGCTATAGTATTAAAGATGAGTCTCTTCATGTGGAAGCTATGACCCGCTTGTTCCGAGAGTTTATTCAGGAGAATCTGGATATATGGACAGATGATTTTAAGAAAGAAATCTATCAGGCTTGTAGGGAAATGGTAACACTAGAGCAGAAGTTTTTAGATTTAGTATTTGAAATGGGGGATATCCGTGGATTAACCCGTAAAGAGATGCACGACTATGTGCATTACATTGCTGACAGACGGCTGCTACAGCTTGGTCTCAAGCCTAACTATAAGGTTAAGGATAACCCACTGCATTGGCTTGATGATGTTCTTGGTGTAGAGCATCAGAACTTCTTTGAAGGAAGAGCTACAGCCTACATGAAAGCAGGGCTGCGCGGTAAGCAGGAGAACGTGGTATGGAAGGAAATCTAATATCGTTTAAATTACTTATTAACAGAAACGGGGACTTGCTAACTGAGGTTAGCATGCTCCCCAAGAATAAAATTAATAAAGTATTCAAAAAAGAAGATGCCCCGCTAATCTATAAAGCTATTAGCGAGGCAGAAATAAAACTAAAAAATCTACATGATTATCTTGAAAAAGAAATCAGTACTTTTAATAGCTCCAAATTGTAGGACGCACCCCGGTTGTTAAATCATCAAGATGTATAAACCGGGAGCTACCTTTCTGATTAATCCCTATCCCTGTAAAACCAGCACGAAGAGCAGCCTCTACTAGCAGGTATGCTTCCGTCCTTGAAACAGCAATATCAATTGCTCTACCACTAGCATGCGCCCCCGGTAAATCTTTCTTAGCTTCTATCGGGTGGTTGTTGCAGCGGTAAGCACTAGTAACAGGAAAAGGAAAGCCTAGCTCTTCGCGCAGCTGCTCTACCTTCACCATGAAATCTTCCTTCATGCCTTGGCTTCCGCAATGTGAACATTTTAATTCATCTTCTGAAAAATATTTCATTTACTACAAGCCCTCATTACTTTACCTCCACTTGCAAAACCTTGGTATGCCTTATCTATCTGGGCATTCTTAGCAAACACAAAAGGCCCAATCTGAATCACTTCATCAGCAGCAGTAACTACATCACCAACCCTGCTATTTTCATTAGCTTTACGAACATAGAACTTTCCTTGTCTCCTATTGTCAAAGCCCACCTGAGTCCAATTAGGATTATTAAAGAGATCGGTGGCTGTCTTCCTTATATTGTTTGCATCAAGGTCTTTTACCCAGCCAGATATAACAGCGTACCCACTCTTGTTTTCGTCACCTTTAGCAACCTTCAGGCTTTTATTTGGATTAGCGTTTAGAGTTACTGGCTTTCCTCCCTTGCCTACATAATGTATGGCTTTGGCATAGTGAGTCCCCTTACCAGCATCCTTACTTGTACCAGCTACTACCCAAGTATCAAAAGAATTGTAAGCTGGAATATCTAACCTGCCTTGAAATTTATCACCTTTTTTCAAAGAAGATTGTCCAACATTTAATTTCTTAGCTTCGTCTGCTGCAATAACAAAATTTCCATTTTCTATTTTATTCGTATCTAAAGAATACACCATAGCTTTACTAGATGGTTCTCTAGGTAACTGATCCCAGCCTGTTACAGGTTTGTATTTTTGTACATTTTCTAATTGTTCATCACGGGTTATCTTACCCTGTTCAAAGTCTTTAGCAGATTGTTCAAGTTCAGGAGTTCTTACAGAGGGGTTACTATAACGATTATTAGAAACATATTCTTTAGCAGCGTTCTTCCACTCACTCATGTCTTCAATTTCGTCTAGAGTACCCCAATCCTTGTCGTATTCTTCGTTACTTATTCGCTTAGGATAACTAATAGCTTCATCAGTCTTATTGGCTAATTTTTTTCCTACCTTCATTCCAGCTTTTACTATGCTCCCTAACGCATACCCATGTAACTCCTGACTTTGAGAGGGAGTCATGTAGCGGGCTTGCT